ACAGGTCATGAGAATCCAAATGGTAAGACACTAAGATTACACTTCCCTCTATATGTACCAGAGGGTGATATATTTTTAGAAGTAAATGATGAAGAGATACAATTTAATGAAGCACCCTTTGCATTTAATAATCAGATTGTACACTCAGCACACAATAGAACAGGTAAACATAGATTGGTTATGATACTGGATTTGCATAGACCATTCTTAGGCATACCCAATTCTTACCATGTGACTAAGCTACAAGAACTTGTAGGGTGTAAAGATAAATATTTAATTGACTACGCTAGAGATGGCGAAGTCCTTAACCCAAGTTGGAAATCAGGAGCAATAGATAATGAATAAAATGACATTACCATGGTGGTCTACAATAGATAAAAAAAGACTACGAGAAATACAAGAACAAAAAATATTTAAACGAGGTGAGTATCCTAAACTTGATGCAGTCTTTAATGAGTTAGAAGAGCAGAAAGGCATGTTGATACACGACCTTGTTGGTCATCTTGATAATGAGTTATCTATGGATGAAAAATTACAATGGGTATTAGACAACAAAGCTGTACCTGTAATGAGTAGAGAAAGCATGGGGCATGTGTCTGGTAATAAAGATAGGAAACCTGCCAAACTAGATGCATGGCAAAATGTTTATTTAAAGTATCAACCACCAGCAACTAATTATGTTGATAAAGAAGGTGAAAAGGCAAGACCACTATATCCTACTGCGAATAAGATCCTTAACAAATATGAAGGCATAGTTCCTATTGCCAATTATTCTATACTAGTGAAAGATTCTATTATACATAGGCATACAGGTCCCGAAAACAGACGAGGTCATCATATTAGAGTGCATATACCCCTTTATATACCCACAGGTGACATATTCCTTGAGGTGAATGGTACAGAGGTAGATTGGTCTGATTCGTTTGGCTTTAATAATCAATATATACACTCTGCCCATAATTACTCCTTCGAACACCGATTAATTCTATTAATTGACTTTGATAGACGAGCTCTAGACATACCTCCAGGACTGCCCTTTGAGAAGATGGCTGAAATAACAGGCGATCCTGAATTAAAGTATAAAAGATAGAACTAAATAGTTGTATGGCAAGTAATTTTAACGAAGCTCCAAAAACAACTCTCAACGACTTTACTTCACAAGTAAAGAAAGAGGGATTAGCAATCACCAACAGATATGCTGTTGTACTTCCAAACATGGAAGGTAGCGATATGTCTAGAATGTTATTAATGTATTGTGCAGCAACTCAACTCCCAGGATTAAATAACTCTACAACACCAGCAAGAACATTTGGTGAATATAGAGAGATGCCTTATGAAAGATTATTTGAAGCAGTCAACATGGAGTTCTATGTTGATCGTCCTATGAAAGTTAAAACATATTTTGATAACTGGATGGGACAAGTAATAGATCCTGTGACAAGAAAGTTTAATTACTATAAAAATTATACAAAAGATATTACTATCTTTGTATTAGATAAACAAGATAAAAATATTTATGGTGTGACATTATATGAATGTTATCCAAAAACGATTAACCCAATTGCACTTACTGCTGAAGGAAAAGAAGTAATGAAGTTGGGAGTCACACTTACATTTAGATATTGGAGAGGTGCACAATATTCTAAGGAAAAATTACCAGCAGGAGTTAGCGATGTTCCTACTGGTGTTCCTACAGCACCAACAGTTATAGATCGCATTGAAGAAGATATACCAGCAAATGTCGTCACAGATGGTAAGGGCAATCCTGTCACTTTCTCAGGTGGCTTTGTGACATATGGTGGAAACAACTCAAAAGGTGGAAGACGATGAGTAAAATAGACAAAGGTCTAGGAAAAGTATTTGATTTGCCAGCAGGATTTGATGGCACACCAACTATGGAAATTACACCTGTAAAGAAATTAGAACCAGTTGTATTTAATACAGCTGAAGAAAAGATTGAGAGTGATTATGATACTACTCGAGACAATCTCCTACATATCCTGGAGAAAGGTCAAGACGCTCTTAATCATGCTTTAGAAATTGCTAAACAATCAGAACACCCTCGTGCGTTTGAAGTTGTTGGTAATCTTATGAAGCAACAAGCTGATATTAATTCTCAACTGTTAGAATTACATCAGCAAAAAGAGAAACTAGATAGCAAGAATGATTCTAAGGCTCCAGGAGTACAGAATAATTCTATCTATGTTGGTTCTACAACTGAATTGAATAAATTCTTGAAGGATATGAAAGAAGTACCAAATAATAATGAAGGAGATTAATAATGGCTTTACCAAAGAATCAATCACCAGTATATCCACTGACGATTCCATCTACTAGTCAAGATGTAAAATTTAGACCATTCGTTGTGAAAGACGAGAAGGCATTAATGTTAGCAATGCAATCTGAAGATGAGACAGTTATGGTCAATACTCTTAGAGACTTAATTAAAAATTGTATTGAAGAAGATATTAGTGTTGACAACTTAGCAACCTTTGACTTAGAATATTGCTTCGCTCAAATGCGAGGTAAATCAGTTGGAGAGGTTGTTGAACTAATAGGGAAATGTGATGTTGAGGAATGTAAAGACAATCCCAAAGCACAAGTTAAATTGTCAGTAGACATTACACAGATACCAGTGGTATTCCCTGAAGGACATAATAAGAAAATTAATTTATGGGGCGATGTAGGAGTTGTAATGAAATATCCTACAATAGAAACTATAATGAAATATCAAGGACTGACTGAAGAAGCAGATCCTAGTAAAGTTTTTGAAATTATAATGGATTCAATGGAAACCATTTATGAAGGAAGTGAATTACATTATATTAAAGACCAAACTATTGACGAAGTAAATGACTTTGTTAATAACTTAACTTCAGAACAGTTTACAAAGGTAAAGGGATTCTTTGAATCTATGCCCAAGATGACTAAGGATATAGAGTACAAATGTCCTAGCTGTGACAAACAGCATAAGAAAACTCTGGAGGGTTTGCAAAGTTTTTTTGGCTAATGCTCAGTCATGATTCTTTGATGAATCATTACAAGACGAACTTTGCTTTAATACAGCATCATAAGTATTCGTTGACTGAGCTGGAAAATATGTTTCCTTTTGAAAGAGAGATATATACTTCTATGTTAGTCAAACACCTTGAAGAAGAAAAGGCTAAGAACGAACAACAAAATTTAAAAATGAGAAATAGATAGATGGCACTACCAACTCAAACACCAACAGACAAAGACGCTTTACCAGATAGAAGAAAAGCTACTCCTAAGAACGAGGAGTTGGCTAAACTAATTGGTGAAGAAATAGAACAGATTATGCCTACACAGGAACAATCTGCTGAAGAGATGAAAGTGTTTACTATGATGGCTGGATATTTAGAAGTCCTCGCTGGTAAATCTAAAGATGATGAGGGTGGTGGTGGTGACGAAGGATCTGCGTTCAGTAAATTAGGCAAGTTGGGTAAAGTCCTTGCTCTAGTTATTGGTGGACTAATTGGATTAATTGGTGCCCAGTTAAAAGCTATTGGAATGTTCGCTAAGTTATTCGCTCCTGCAAGACTTCAAGCACAAATAAGAATGACCTTTAAAGGTCTTAGCAAAACTGTCAGAGGGTTTGGTACATCTATCAGAGCTGGGTTTGCTAAAATGCTTACACCACTTACAAACTTATTTAAAGGTGGAGCAAAAGGTGCTTTAGGCAAGACTCCTAGAATATTAAGAAACTTTATGAATGGTCTTAAACCATTCGGAACTGCATTCTCTCAGATGTTTGGTGTACTAAAAACTGGGATGAAATCTTTAGCAGGAACTGGTGGTATGCTTACCAAAGTAATGAATATGTTCAGAGCTGTTGGTAGCTACATTGGTACATTCTTCAAAGCCATATCTGGTGTAGCAAGAGTTGCTTCAAAAGTTTTCTTACCAATCTTAATTATCATAACATTATTCGATACAATAAAAGGCATGATGAAAGGTTTTGCTGAGGGTGGTATTATTGGTGGATTAACTGGAGCTGTTAAAGGTTTATTTAATTCATTAATCTTTGGACCACTTGATATGGTAAAGGGTGCTGTTGCTTGGCTACTTGGTTTGTTTGGTTTTGATAATGCTAAGAATGCACTTAATAGTTTTTCATTCGCTGATATGTTCAGTAGCTTTATAGATGCCATCGGTAGTTTCTTACAAAACATCTTAGACTTTATGGGTGATATTATAATGGCACCTATCCGACCTATTATGGAATTATTTAATTCTATGATGAATATGTTTACTAATCAGGATGGCGAGGGTATGTTTAAAAACATATCTGACTTCTTCTTTGACTTAATACTAATCATACCAAAATTCTTCTTAAACATTTTAGATGCTGTAGCAGGATTGTTTGGCTTTGATGGATTAAAAGAAAAGATCTATGGTATGTTTGATGCAATCATGGATAACTTTGGTATCCCTGCATTCTCATTCACTATTCCAATAATTGGTAAGAAAGTTTCCTTTGATGGATTCTTCCCATTCAGAGATTCAGATCCTTCAACTTCGGTAGAAGGTGGGGATGAGGGTTCACCAGTTGAAGGTACAGAAACTGCTGGTGGTGTTAAGATAAATAAAAAAGATAAGATAATGACAGATGGGGATGGTAATAAAACTGTTCTCAAGGGAGACACTTCTGAGTTTATGGATTCAAGTAAAATTGATGAAGCTATTAATAGAGAAAAGAAGATCGCTCAATCTGGAACAGATGGCGGAGGTGCTGGTGGCAATACGACTGTCGTGAATAATACTAATGTAAACAACCAAGCCAATACTGCCACTAATTCTATGGCATTCCCTAAATCAGCTAAGAACAAAGATAATAACTATAATCCATTCCTTAGATATCAAGGAGCTTAACCTTTAGTCAATAACATTGTCAACGAATCCACTTCGTTCTCCATCAACTTTACCTGATGGTCCCCAGTATTCAATATATTTACAAGACTTTATAGCAATGTTCCTAGGATCTCGTTCCTTAACAAATTGTTCAGCTTCCCCATAGGTATGATGCATAACTTCTTGCTTGATCATTTCCTTACTAGTTCCCTCAAGATAACTCACTTCGAACTTATGTAGATGTGCTGTGTAGTCATATCTACCATCATTCATGTTCGCCACCTTTACCTCTAGTTAAGATACCATCCAC